AAACCAGACGCTCAACCTCACGCTTCCCCAGGGTCCGGCGGGGGCCACTGGGGCGGCCGGACCGAACCTCGAGCTACAGACGACCGCGACGCACATCCAGTGGCGCGTCGTCGGCGGCTCGACCTGGACGGATCTCGCCACGCTCGCGTCGATCACCGGGCCGACCGGGGCCACAGGCGCGACGGGCGCGACGCTCGAGCTACAGACGACCGCTACGCACGTTCAATGGCGGCCGGTCGGCGGCTCGACCTGGACGAACCTCGTCGCCCTCTCCGCGATCACTGGTCCGCAGGGGGCAACCGGGGCCGCCGGTCCCGCGAACACGCTCACGATCGGCACCGTGACCACGGGGGCCGCCGGCTCGTCGGCCTCGGCCACAGTGACGGGCACCGCGCCGAACCAGACGCTGAACCTCACGATCCCCCGCGGAGACGAGGGGACCGACGGAGGCGACGTCGAGTTCCAGGCCTCCGGGACGCACATCCAGTGGCGCTACGTCGGCGGCTCAACCTGGACGAATATCGTCGCCCTTTCGGCGATCACCGGCCCCACCGGGGCCACCGGCTCGGCCGGGGCCACCGGCCCTGCCGGGGCAGCCGCCACGATCGCCATCGGCACGGTGACGACCGGAGCGGCAGGGTCGAACGCATCGGTCACGAACAGCGGCAGCAGCTCGGCCGCGGTCATCGACTTCACGATCCCACGAGGGAACACGGGCTCCGGCGGTGTCTCGCTCGGCCTGGTCCTCGCCCTCTCATAGGTGACGCATGGCAAACCCGAACATCGCCTCGGCCTCGACTGTCGTCCTCAACAACGCATTCGTGAGGCTCGACAACACGACCGAGACCCAGATCGTCAGCAACGCGGCCTCCTCCGGGAAGGTGTATCTCATCGACTCGCTCATCGTCGCGAACGTGGACGGCGTGAACGCCTGCGACGTCACGATCTCGGTCTACGCCTCGGCAACGAACACGGGCACGGCGACCAAACTCGCGCACACGATCACGGTCCCGGCCGACGCCACGCTCGTCGTCGCGTCGAAGGATCTCGGCCTCTGCCTGACCGAGGCCGAGTCGATCTACGCCACGGCCTCGGTCGGCGGCGACCTTCATATCGTCGCCTGCTGGAAAGAGCTGTCTTGATTCCTGGAGGTGACGCGTGAGGGGACCAGGAGGATACGTCGGATTCCGTCGCGTGCCGGCGGCCTCGGGGGTGCATTCCGCCGCGAGCGGTGTCTGGACGCTGCGCGAGGCCGAATCGTTCAAGCGGGCGGGGACCTGGCCGGTTTCGAGCGACGATTATTTTTCCAGTGTCGCCCTGCTGCTGCACGGCGAGGGCAGCGGCGCTACGATCGTGGACTCGTCTCCGACGCCGAAGACGGTCACGGCCTACGGCGACGCCACGCAATCCACGACCCAGGCGAAGTGGGGAAGCAAGAGCATCAGCAGAGGCACGAACGGCGCCGTCAATCTGGGCGTGGGGATGAACGGATTCGGCTCCGCCGACTTCGTGATCGAGGGGTGGTTCTATGTCCAGAGCGTCAGCGATTACAATTGGTTCTATGGATCGCGTCTGAATCCTGGAATAACGGGCGGCGTGCATTTCAACTATTACTCCGGAACGTGGAAGAGTGAATTCGCGACCGGCGGCGGCTGGCTAAGGGTCAACAACCTGGCAGTCCCGACCTCCGCGTGGTTCTACTACGCGTTCGTGCGATCCGGCACGACTGCGAGAACGTACATCAACGGGGCCTCGCAGGGATCCGTTACCGTGGGGACGTCGGCGCTCACTGGCGACACGGGGGCGATCACTCTGTTCAGCAGCGCGACGGCGACCTCCTCTTCATCCGACGGCGTGAATGGATTCGTCGACGATCTCCGTATTACTATCGGGACGGATCGCGGTTACACAGGCTCCACGATCGCCGTGCCGACCGCCGCATTCCCTGACTCATAGTTGGGCATCCCGTGACGACCATCTACTACGCCCTCCAGGACGAGCAGACGATCTACCTGCTCTGCCAACTCGCGCAGACCGGCTGTCTCGCCTACCTCGTCTACAGGCACCGATGAGGGGGCTGTCGTGACGCAACCTGTCCCCCGCTGGCGGCCGCCCACGATGCGACGGGCGGCGACGAAGGAGATCGCGCACTACCGGACCGCCGACTGGCAGGCGAAGCGGCAGCGGATCGCGATCCGCGACTCCTACGTCTGTCGCGACTGCGGCCGCGTCGCCTACGGGAAGGCAGGCCACGCCGACCACATCGTCGCCCTCGAGGACGGCGGCCGCGACGACGACGACAACCTCGCCTGGCGGTGCAGCTCGTGCCACGGGAAGAAGACGCGAGCGGAGCAACGGAGGCGAGGCGTTCTATGACTGCCGAACGCGCCGAAAAGGGGGGGTGGGGTCGGCAAGAATTATGCCATTCAACGCATGACCCCACGGCCGCTCTGCGCTAGTTCGTGTCGGGTTTTCGAGAATTGGAGGTCCACTTGGGTTCCCGAGGTCCGATCCCTGACCCCCGGAGCGGCCGATCACAAGCCGGCCGGAACACGCGGGCGAAGAGGCCGGCGCCGGCCAGGCCGGCCGATGCCGCCCCGCCTGCCGGCAAGCTGCCGCCGCCCCCGGACGTCGCCGCCGTGCCGGCGGCGCTCACCTTCTGGCGGACCGTCGCCCCTGCCCTGATCGCCGCCGGCCGGCTCGCCCCCGAGCAGACCGCCGCCTTCGCGATCCTCTGCCAGATCCATGCCGACATCCTCGCCCTCCAGGAGCAGCTCGCCGCCGAGGGCTGGATCACGGCGACCGACAAGGGGCAGGCCGCCAGCCCGGTCGCGAAGCTGCTCCGTGACTCGCGGCGGGATTTCGTCATGCTGGCCCGGGACTTCGGTCTGACCGCGGCGGCCGCGGCCCGGCTCCCGCAGGACCCAACCGATGGCGAAGAAGACGACGAAGAAGCCCGCGCCCTCCGGACGTTCACGGGCGGCTGATCCGAAGAAGCGGCCGGAGTACGTCGCCGGGTTCACGTTCGACGCCGAGGCCGCCGCGCGGCCGGCCGAATTCATCGAGCGATTCTGTCGGCACCCGAGCGACGACGGAAAACCGCAGCCGATCAAGGTCCTCGACTGGCAACGCGACCGCGTGATCGCGCCGATCTTCGGGTGGAAGGGGCCGACCGGCCGGCTCCGCTACCGTCGCGGCGGTATCTGGGTTCCGAAGAAGAACCGGAAGAGTTCGCTCATGTCGCAGCTCGCGGCCTACATGGCGACTTCGCATTTCCCGATCGCCGACGTCTTCCTGGCGGCAAACGATCGCGAGCAGGCGCGGACGATGTTCCGCATGGCCGCCGCCGTGATCGAAGCCTCGCCGCAGCTCTCGAAGCTGCTCGAGGTGATCGACTACAAAAGTGTGATCCGGAACAGGCAGCATGGGAACGAGATCCGCTGTCTGTCGAGCGAGTGGCGGAAACAGGAGGGGCTGAACGGCTCGGTGATCCTCGACGAGATCCACAGTTTTCGATCGCCGGCTCTGGTCGATGCCCTCGTCTACGCGATCCGCGGCACGCCGAACAGCCTCGTCATGTCGATCTCGACGGCGGGCGACGACCGCAACGGGATCGGCTGGCAGTGGTGGAAGGATTCGGAACTGGTGATGAAGAACCCCGCCGCGAACCCGACGTTCTACGGGCTGATCTACGCCGCCGACCCCGAGGACGACTTCTCCGACCCGGCCGTCTGGCGAAAGGCCAACCCGTCGATGGGCGTCGCGTTTCCCGAGTCGGAGTTCGCGGCCGACTACCAGGACGCGACGACCGATCCGCGGAAGATGTCGAAGTTCCTCCGCTACTCCCTGAACGTCTGGCAGCAGGCCGACGCCCGCTGGTTCCACGGCGACGACTGGGCGAAGTGTGGCCGCGAGCCGCTCGAGCAGCTCGCCGGCCGGCCCTGCTGGGTCGGGGTGGACCTGGCGAGCAATCTCGACATGACGAGCGCGGCGTTCGTGTTCAAGGAGCAGGACGGCTCCTACGCGGTCGAGTGGAAATACTGGGTCCCGTCGGAGACCGTCGGCGACCGGGTCCGCGAGGGGAT